TAGAATCATGTACTGCATCAATGACCAATCCAATTACTTTACCATCTGGTGAAATACATTTTGGTGCAATGCTAAAAGGCGATCCAAATAAAAAGTATATATTTGGTGTAGACCCAGCTTCTGAAGTGGATAATTTTAGTATTATTGTAGTTGAATTAAATGCCGACCATAGAAGAATAGTATATTCTTGGACCACGACTAGACAGCAACATAAAAATCAGATTAAATCTAAAATTACAGATGAAGACGATTTTTATGCCTATTGTGCTAAAAAAATTCGCTCTCTAATGCGTACATTTCCATGTGTTGAAATAGCCATTGATGCGCAGGGCGGTGGTATTGCCGTAATGGAGGCGTTGCACGATAGAGATAAAATGCAATCAGACGAAGTGGCTATTTGGCCGACAATTGAAGAAGATAAACCAAAAGATACTGATGATAATAATGGATTACATATATTGCGTATATGTCAGTTTGCTAGGGCTGATTGGCTAGCAGAAGCTAATCACGGCATGAGAAAAGACTTTGAAGATAAAGTATTATTATTCCCATTTTTTGATTCAGCTAGTATTGGATTATCTATAGAAGAAGATAAAATTGCTAATAGATTATATGATACATTGGAAGACTGCGTAATGGAAATTGAAGAATTAAAAGATGAATTATCTATGATTGTTATGACACAAACTACAAATGGCAGAGAAAGATGGGACACACCAGAGGTAAAATTAGCAGCAGGAAAAAAAAGCAGACTTAGAAAAGATAGATATTCAGCATTATTAATGGCTAATATGTCTGCAAGATCTTATGTCATATATAAGCAAAATATTGAGTATGGTGCTATAGGCGGTTTTGCTATGACTGATAAAGCATCAAAATTTAACAATGAAAAATTATTTTATGGACCAAATTGGTTTACTGAAAAAACGCAAAATCTATATTGATTGTGTAAAATATAATATAATACAATTGACAATACCATTAATCGGAGATCAATACTAATGTCAAAAGAACCATTATACAAGACATGGGAAAGTGAAACTCAAAAACAAGCAGCGTATGACCAAACCCATGACAATATTGAAGCGTATGATGGTATACAAAAAGCTGTAGCCTATGGCAGGCGTACTAGTTATTTAGACATTGAGCCAAATCGATCTGTTAGAACTTCTTTTCTTAGAGAAGACTATGATAATTTTAGGCCCGGTGAACATGTTTCAAATTATCAAAAACGCATCATTAAGATGTGTATGCAGGCTTATGATAAAGTTGGCATCGTTAGAAATGTTATTGATTTAATGAGCGATTTTGCGGCTCAAGGATTAACAATTGTTCATCCTAATAAAAATGTTGAAAGATTTTATAGAAAATGGTTTGTTCAAATAGGTGGTGTTGATCGATCTGAAAGGTTTTTGAATTATCTTTATAGATGTGGTAACGTAGTTGTAAAAAGAAGAACAGCTAAATTAAATAGAGAAAATGAACAAGAGATACTAAAGACCAGTGGTGCAGATATAGATTTGTCTATAACGAAGGTAAAAAGAAGAGAGATACCTTGGGTATATGACTTTCTCAATCCGATTGCTATTGATGTTGTAAATTATGGTGGATACATAGTTGGTAAACCAGAATATGTATTAAATATTTCAAAGTATACATATGAGTCTTTGACTAAAAGTACAGAAGGCAATAAAGCAATTTTCAAGACTTTGCCAAATGATCTACAAAAAAGAATAGAAGGTGGCGACAGAAGAATACCACTTAATTTAGATGAAGTATCGTTTTATCATTATAAAAAAGATGATTGGTTATTATGGGCCAATCCTATGATATATGCAATATTAGACGATATTATCATGTTAGAAAAAATGAAACTTGCAGATCTAGCCGCTTTAGATGGCGCAATTTCTAATGTCAGATTATGGACTATTGGAGATTTAGATAATAAAATTATACCAACTAAAGCCGCTATTAATAAATTAAGAGATATTTTAGCAAGCAACGTTGGTGGCGGAACTATGGATTTAGTATGGGGTCCAGAATTAAAGTTTACAGAAAGTCAATCGCAAGTTTATAGATTTTTAGGATCAGAAAAATATCAACCAGTATTAACTAGCATATATGCGGGATTGGGTATCCCACCAACATTAACTGGGGCAACTAGTAATGGCGGATATACTAATAATTATGTTTCTTTAAAAACATTGATTGAAAGACTAGAATATGGTAGAGAAATACTTGCGCAATTTTGGCGTAAAGAAATTGAAATAGTTCGTAAGGCTATGAATTTTAGATTTCCAGCAGAAATTCATTTTGATTCAATAGTTCTATCTGACGAAGCTGCACAAAAACAATTACTTATTCAGTTAGCTGATAGAGACATAATTTCTCAAGAAACATTATTAGAGAGATTTAGAGAACTGCCATCAATAGAAAGAGTAAGAGTGAGGCGAGAAGAGCGAGATAGAAAAGCAGATATTATTCCAGAAAAAGCTAGTCCTTTTCATAATCCTCAACATAAAAACGAGATTGAAAAAATCGCTCTTAATAAAGATATGTTGTCTGATGAATATTTTGAAGAAATTGATTTACCAATTAAAGATGCTGTTGTAGTTACCGAAAATTCAATACCTAATGTTCCACAACAAAAGCAAAATACAGAAGTAAAAACCCCCGGTAGACCACCATTTACTAGGGATACCCAAAAACGTAAACAAAAGCGTGTCTTGCCAAAAACTGGTGAAGCATCTACAGCATTATTATGGGGTATTGACGCCCAAAACCAAATTGCTGATATTTTAAATCCAGTAGCTTTAAAACATTTTAATAAACCAAATATACGTAGTTTAAATAAAGACGAACTTAATCAATTGGATCATTTAAAACTACGAGTATTTTCTAATATGCAAATATTTGAATCAGTTACCGAAGATGGTATTAAGACTATACTTGATAGTAAGCAAAATATACCAACACAATGTATGAATGAGATTAATTTACAAATTAAGGCATTCAATACCCACAATAATAGACATGCAACAACTAATGAATTGAAATTTATTTATGCTTCTGCATTGTGTGAATATGATAAAAATAATGAATAAACTCCACTAATGGTTTTTTTTGTGTAGTATTTTTTTGGAGGTACTTACTGAATGAAAATATATAAACAAGAAATATTAGATGGTTTAGAGCAAGCTCTATCATCGAGTAATACAATTGCATATTGTTCATTGGCAGAAAAGTATACACCAAACGCACAACAAAAAACAGATACTATAGATAAGCTTAACTCAACACAAGCCTTAGAAGCCGGTAATAAAGATCAAATAGATCTTTTCTATTTAAAATCAATTCTGGTAAGTACTGGCTGGAATAAAAATGATGATGTATTCGATCCACAAGAACTGTGGAATGCTAGAAATACACCAGAAGACAAGCCATTTAATTTTATGCATAATGAAAAGGATATTATTGGTCATATTACTGGAAATGCTGTAGTTGATTTTGAAGGCAATCCAATAAATGAAAACAATGTTCAAGTTCCAAGTCAGTTTAATATTCTTACAACTTCTGTAATTTATACATCGTGGACAGACGCAGAGCAAAAAGAACGCATGGATAAAATCGTTGCCGAAATAGAAGAAGGCAAATGGTTTGTATCTATGGAATGTTTATTTCCAGCTTTTGACTATGCTGTTATAGATAGCAATCGAAAAGCAAGCGTTATACCACGAAATGAAAGTTCAGCATTTTTAACAAAACACCTTAAAGCTTATGGAGGAACTGGAACATATCAAAACTACCAAGTTGGCAGGCTTTTAAGAAACTTATCGTTCTCTGGTAAAGGCTTAGTTTCAAAGCCAGCTAATCCTCGTAGCATAATATTGGAAGGAAATCAATTTTTCGATGAATCCAAGGCTTGTGCCTTAGAAATACACGTAATCAAGGAGAATGAAATGCCCGATAATATGACCCAGCAAATTATTGATTTGCAAAAGGAATTAGCCGAGGTCAAGTCTGCTAATGAAGCTCTAAAGGCTGAATTAACAACAAGCAAGACCACAGAATACGAAGAAACAATCAAAGAATTACAATCTTCTTTAGCTTCAAAAGTCGAGGAAGTTAATATACTCACAGAAGCTAAAGAGCATTATTCTACAGATATGAAGAAAAAAGAAGAAGAAATGACAGCTATGGAAAAAAAGATGAAAGAAATGAAAGAAGAAATGGCTGTTATGAAAAAGAAAGAGGCAATGATGAAGCGTAAGGCTGAACTAGAGGAAGTTGGTCTTGATGCAGAAGAAGCTTCAGCGACAGTTTCTGATTTTGAAAATTCAGATGATGAAACTTTTGCCAAGGTTGTAGCTTTAATGAAGAAGAAGGCAAAGTATATGACTGAAGAAAAGTCAGTCAAGAAAGATAAGAAGGATACAACTATGGCTCAATCAGAAGACGAAGAAGTTGATGCTTCTCAGGCTTCAGAAAAAGATCTAGATTCAGTAGAAGAATCAGTAGAAGTTTCTATTGCTGAAGCTGCTGAAGAAAATGAATCTGAATCACTTCGCGCCGTTGCAAGCGAGTGGCTTGGTTCTATTTTAAGATCGACACCAAAAACCAAAGACAACTGAGAATTACTTTTACTAAGGAGAATGAATAATGGCTCTAAAAACTGATAGAAGTGTCTTGCAGACAGATATTTCGTTTTTCATGAACGAATCTGCTACTCGCGGTGGCGTTGTTTCTCTTAGCACTGGCGCATCTGGTGCCGCTATGGATAACGGTGCTGCTCTAGTAACATACGCAGCTAATCCATCGGGTAAAATTCCTGTTGGTCTTCTTATAAATGACATGGTAGATATTGATCTAACAAGACAGCATCTTAACCAGCATAAGGACGAGGTACAAAAGGGTGGCAAGGTAACACTACTCCAAAAGGGTTATGTTGTTACAAACAATCTATTGGGTACAGTAACAGCAGGCGCTCCTGCTTATCTTGCCCATAGTGGTAGACTTGCTACTACAAATGTTTCGACAGATAATACTGATGCAGACGGTTCAACAAGACTTGTTGGTCGTTTTCTATCAGCCGCTGATGAAGATGGCTATGCTAAAGTCTATATCGACCTTCCAAATACAAATACCTGAGTTAATTAAAAAGGAGATGTAAAAGATGAAAACAAGACCAACACCTGAGTTTATCGAATTGCTAAAGCGTTCGGGAAGCTCTGATAAGGTAGTCGCAATGGCCGCTCAAAGGGAAATCGCCAAAGCCCTTGAAACACCAATTCGTAAGGGTGTTTTATTTGGTGATGTTGTAACTTCGATTTTCGAAGCTATGCCACTAGAGCCGGGTGCTACACCTGAGTTCCCATTGGATCTACTTGCCCCCGGTACTGAGGCAGATCATGTTGCCTATACCAATCCCGGCAATGGTAGAATTCCAGAAAGACATGTCGAAGGTGATTATGTCATGGTAAATACTTATGGCATTAGTAGCTCAATCGACTTTCTTTTAAAGTATGCCCGTGAAGCTAACTGGAACGTAGTAGCTCGCGCTATGCAGGTTCTAGAAGCATCATTTGTTAAGAAGATCAATGATGACGGTTGGCACACACTACTCGCTGCTGCTGTTGACCGTAATATTTTAGTGTTCGACAATGATGCAGCTGGTGGTCAATTTACAAAGCGTCTTGTCAGCTTAATGAAGACAGTTATGAGAAGGAATGGTGGTGGTAACAGTGTTACTGCTCCCGGCCGTCTTACAGATCTATACTGCTCTCCAGAAGCTGTCGAAGATATTCGTAACTGGGGTGTTGATCAGCTAGATGAAGTTTCTCGTAGAGAAATTTATGTAGCCGCCGACAATGGCCCAGCTATAACACGCATCTTCGGTGTAAATCTACACGATGTGTTTGAGTTTGGTGATGGTCAAGAATATCAAACATATTTCACAAGCGATCTCGGTGGCTCACTTGAGTCCAGCGACGTTGAACTTGTGATTGGTCTTGATCAGAATCAAAACGATAGCTTTGTAATGCCTGTTAAGAAAGAAGTTGAAGTCTATGAAGATGAAAGTCTTCATCGTCATCAGCGTCAGGGTTACTATGGCTGGGCTGAAATTGGTTTTGGTGTGCTAGATAACAGACGAGTTCTCGCTGGCTCGTTCTGATGTCTTATAACATCTAAAGAGAATAAGGCTACCTCGTTATTCGGGGTAGCCTTCTCTTATTTATGTGTATGAGATATTGGAGGACAACATGTTCAGCGCAAACTCTATGTCAAGCTTGCCAATATCTGATGATGGGAAAAAACCAAGAACATTTTTTGGTTCTGTAAAACTATTTTTAAATAAAGCTACATTAACATTTCCACTTTATTTCAATAGAATACAGAATTTTTCTTTGAGTATGAATTTAGTAAACTCGCTCTCATTAAGTAGAAATATCCTACACGAATTTATAGTTGCTATGAATGCTACAATATACAAGAATTTAAATGTGAATAAAATTTTATCCTTCACATTAAGTAAATCAAATATAAATAAACAAATTAATTTTACATTGCAGATTAATAAGTTAATAGATTTTTCACAGAGAAGATAACTATGCCATTAAAATTATCAGATAGAGTAAGAGAAAATACTACTACTGTTGGTTCTGGTATTTTATCATTAGTCGGTAATACAGATGGATTTAGAAGGTTTGATAATGTATTGGCTAGCGGAGATATAACCTATTATTGTATAGAAGAAAATGATAAATTTGAGATTGGTATTGGCACTTATCAAAACAATAGCATATCTAGAGATTATATACTACAAAGCACTCAGTCTGGATCAAAAATTAATCTTGGTGGTAGTGGCGTAGTATTTTTAACATATCCAGCAGATAAAGCTGTATATAAAAATCAAGAAGATCAAACATTAATTGGGCCGTCTGGTATTAGATTCAATGATGGATCTATACAGACTTCGGCTTTGTCATCGTCTGTTACTCAAGATATATCATATATATCTGGAATTGCCATTTATAGTTCTGGAGAAATCAATAATAATTATGTTAATATAAATTCTGACTATACTGTGTCTAAATCTAATAACAAAATTTTTGTTGATTGTTCATCATCAAATATAAATGTGTATATACCTACAGCATCTGGATTAGGTGGCAAAGGTTTTACTATCAAAAAAATTACTGGCAATAATGACTTATATATTAGGGCCACTGGTATGGAAACTGTAGATGGTCAGAATCCATATACAGTATTTCACGCATATGAAAGTATAAATATTACTTCTAATAATAATAACTGGTTTATCACTTAATATCATATAAAGGAAGCATTATGTCATTTCAGCCTTATTCTAGAATACCAAGCGGCATAGTTTATTTTGGAACGCCGTCATCAGATTCTTTATATGAATCAGATTCCAGTTTTACCATTGGTGGCGGTTATTTGTCAGCATCAAATATTAAATTACAAAATAATGGTACATTGGGCAGTAATGGAACCCCCAATGCTATTACTATTGCTTCAGACGGTGATGTTAGTATATATGGAAATTTAACTGTCAATGGCACAACAACTACGGTAAATTCCACTACTGTTCTTGTTGAAGATCCTATTATATTGTTAGGTAGTGGTTCACCATCTACTGATGACAATAAAGATCGTGGTATATCTTTTAATTATTATGATGGAACTGCCAAAAAGGGATTTTTTGGTTACGATGATAGTATTAGTAAATTCATTTTCGTAACTGGGGCATCGATTGTTAATGAGATTGTATCTGGCACAAAGGGTATAATTGTAGCAGATATAGATGGGAGTGCCGCATCATTAACTAATGGTAGATATATACAAGTTTCAAATCAGATTTCTGGATCTGGTATGTTTGATGGTTCTTCGGATCTCAACATATCTGTCGCATTAACAGCAGATGCTATTACAGATCAAACTGAAGCAACTGTAGCATATGACGATCACTATTTCTTAGTTGCTAGTGGAACATCGCTCAGAAAGATAAGTAAATCTAATTTTGCTAATTTGGCTATGAGTAATTTCACTATTACCGATGGCACCACATCTCAACAAATCGATAATGGTGAAGGTATCTATTTTATAGATAGCGATACAATAGATTTCACTGTTGCTGCAACTAATTTTGTAAGTGGCGTTGTAAAAAATAATAGCATTACCGAATCTAAACGAAGTAGAACAGTTGAAACAGTAACATCAAGCAAAACTATAGATAAAGATATTACTTTGGCTGACTGCACTTCTGGTAATTTAACACTATCTTTACCAGAAAATGATACAGCTGGTAAAATTGTAGTAGTAAAAAGAATCGATAGTTCTGCTAATAATGTTATCATTTCAAGAACTGGATCTGATACAATTGATGGATCTACAGAATTTAGACTATATCATATATATGAAACATTAACAGTCGTAAGTAACGGAGCCAACTGGTATATAATATAACATGTATAGCTTAACATTACAAAATGCTGCTGGTGATAGTATAATTACTAGTGGAGATATTATAGGAAGAGTAAATTTTGCTGTTCCAGCAGAATCTGATGGATATTCAGCAACTTATATTTCTTCATTTATTAACTCTGAAGCAGAGGGTCCATTTAGTAGTGGCTCAAATCCAGCTGGATTAGTTTTTGGCGTATCATCAGCTGATCCATATCCCGCTACTGGTGTATTAAAAATATCTTCCGATGGTCATTTCTTGCCACTAATGAGTGGAGTCTATGATATAGGTGCTTCTAATTTAAAGTTTAGAAATTGCTATATTGAAAATGGTAATTTTGATAATTTAAATATTAGTGGCGTCAGCGTAAGTTTTAGTGGTCATATGCATATGTCTTCTGATATTATTGATTTTTCTGAAGCCGTAGATGATAGAGTTAATAATTTATTAATAGAAGGAACCGGCGTTCAATTATCATATAATGATAGCGGAAATGCTTTGATAATAAATAATCTTCATACTGAGATTAACGAATTAAGTCTTGAGCCTCAAGGATTTGTTAATAGACTTGATAGTATTTTAAGTTTTAATGACTCTACTAGAACTTTTACCATTCAACCAAGTGGTTCTAGTTATGATGTTTATATCGAGGGAGTAAAATTTACTAAGACAGCACCTGAGACAGTTGTCATTGGTAGTGGTACAGCATTAAATTATTTACATTTTGATGTAGCAACTAAGCAACTACACAATAAAACTACAGAATTTAATTTTGATACAGATGTACCAATTGCCTATATTCATTGGAATGCTAATATTAACCAAAGTACGTTTTTTGGAGAAGAACGTCATGGTATAAGAATGGATAGTTCCACTCATAAGTGGATTCACAATACTTTTGGTATGCAATATATCAACGGCCTCAGTATTGGTAATTATGTTTTATTAGGC